TCGCAACACCGGGTCGACATGTTCCCCGCCGCCCGCCCAGCTGGTCATGGCGCCGACCACTATCAGCACCGCACCGACCACGGTCTGTATCAGGCCGCCGTTTTTACCCGCGCCGCGCACGCGCGGCACGATGTGCAGAATCCCCGAAGCGGGACGGCGGAATGCTTCGGCAATCCCCGCTTCCGTCTGGTCTTCGCCGCCAAAGCGCACCTGATACACGCCGTTGCGGATGTGCTCGCGCAGGCCGCCGATTTGAACGAACAGGGCGTGCAACGCTTCGGCAGGCGTTTCGGCCTGCAAATCGAAGCGGCGGCCGAAGCGGGATAAATCGCCGTAAAAACAAACCGTAATCATCATTCTATCCTATGCAGTAAATCGTTTTCCACCGCCCGCATCATGGCCGGTTCAAATTCGGGATGCCGCCAAACGCTGTGCGTGCGCTCCTGCCACCATTGGTTGTACGCCTCGCGGCGGCTCAATTGGTTGTAGGCGTGATGCAGGATTTCGCCGCCGCCCAGATACAGCGCGGCATGGTTGGCATGGCCGCCGTAGGCGGTCAGCACCACGTCGCCGCCCTCAAGGCCGTCTGAAACCCGCACAAAGCCGATGTAGGCAAGGTGTTTTTGCCAGTAGTCCGCCGCCGCGTCGGCATCCATATCGCCGCGGGGATGGTCGGGCAAATCCAGCCCCATCAGCATAAAGGCATCACGAACCAGCGTGCCGCAATCGGCGTGGCCGTACGCAAACACGCGCCCGCGCAGGTGTGGGCAACAACGGAAGGCTTTCAGACGGCTTCCGGCGGCCAAAATCCACGGCAGGCCGGTTTGCACCTGCATCTGCCGGTCCGCGCCCGATAAAAACGGTTCGCCGCCCGGGTGGGAATGGACGACGGCGGCGATTTCACCGGCACGTTCCGCCGCCTTCCAGTCATCGGCGGAAATCTCAAAGGTTTCATGCGGGTTTTCCGCACAATTGCGCAAAGGGAGAAATTCATACCCGTCATAATGAAAAACCAACAGCCCGCACATTTCAGACGGCGCGGATTTATCCGCCTCATCCAATATTTTGCGCCGCCCCGCCTCATGTAAAAAATCAAGGTCCATCATGATTCCACCTTGTCCGCACTCGGAAACCCGCCGAACGGCAAAGCCGCCGTCGCGCCGAAACGGGCGCGGCAGCCCGTCAGCGTGCCACTGCAAACGTCCTTTTTCGGGTCGCTTGTCGGCATATCGAATTTGTCGGCCACCGCGCGGCCGGTATAGCCGCAGCCTTCGCCGCGATACTGCCAGACGCAGGTGTTCGCCAGCATCATGCGCGCGGGCACAATCGCGCCGTCCGCTTCGGCGGGCGTTGCCAGTTCCAGCACCGCCCGTTCCGCCGTCATCTCCGACAACCGCTCTATAACGTAGCGGCAGACGATTTCTTGATTGGGATCGGCCTGCGGATTGCCCGCCGTGAAATTGGCCGCATCAAGAAACTTGGCGTAGGTCAGACGGCGAACGACTTCCACGCCTGCCAGTTGGTTGTACTGCTCTGCCGCGCCGGTTACGAAACCCAGCGCATTTGACACGCGCAAGGTAGGGCGGTTGCCCGCGCCCTGCGCCGTCATCTCGAAGCCTTCGGCCTCTATCGGATAGGGCGCATATTCCGCGCCCTTCCAAACAATGCCGCCGTTTTTTTCGTTGATTTGGTTGCAAAACCGCCAAACTTCGCCGCCGAACGGACGAAAATCAACCTCCCACAATTCAATCAACACATCTTGCTGCGCGGCAGTCAGGGCTTTAAGCATCACGCCCGATAAGGTTTTCATCCGTGCGTTCATGCCAACACCTCCTCAAATTCCGCCGACAGTTCGTACACCTTGCCGCCGCGCGGTATTTCGCGGTATTCCGCCGCTTTGACCAACAGCCGCGGATGGCCGTCGGGCTGCCAGTAAAACGCCTCCACGCCGCGCCGCGCGTCGAGAAAGGCCTTAACCTGCTCAATCACGGCCTTCTTCCCGACCAGTCGAACCTGCCATTTCTGCATTTTCGGCCGCAGCGACAAAGGCTGCCGCTGTTCGTAACCGTCGCCCAGCTTGACCGTGCGCACGGCAAAGGTATGCGTCGAACTGCTGTCCGACGTTACCCGCCATCTGAATGTTTCAGTCATAAAAACCTTTCGAAAACAAAAGGCCGCCTGAACATTCAGACGGCCTTCGCCGCATTGTGGCTAATGTTGCCGATGCGCCAACTGTCGGCGATTTCCGCCTTCGCAATTTGCCGCATCGCTTCGCGCAAACCCGCTTCCACGCCCTGCTGCACCTGCTGCTCGGTATCGCCGCCGCCGTTTTCGACATTGACCGTCAGATTGACCGTCAGCCCGCCGGCAGGCTTCGCGCCGAACAGCGCGGGGGACGGCACGCCGACCACGCCGCCGTCGGCATACCCACGCAGCCGCAGCCGTTCCACCGCCGCCACGCCGCCGTGATTGCGGACGTCGCGCTGTGAAAACACTACCTCGCCTTTATGGACGATGCCCGCAGGCTCATACTTCCCGCCCGCGCCGGTGTAGCCGCCGGAAGCAAAACCGCCGCCTACCACCCCGCCTTCGGCGTAGCCGCCGACAGCCGCTTTCATGGCTTGGACAATAGCCATCTTAATCATCATCTTAGACAAATCCTGCAAGATGGAAACCGTCAAACTGCGGAAATCCAGCTTGCCGGTGGCGACAAATTCGGCCAGTGCATCGCCCATTTTTTCAAAGGTCTGCACGGTGCCGTTTTCCATTTGCTCGCGCATACTGCCGAAGGATTCGATGTATTCGGCTATACCGTCCTTCAAGCCCGCCTGCCAGTCGTTATCGCTCTCGCGCCGTTTCCGCTGCGTTTCGGACAGCAAACCCATGCTGTCGGCCTTGCCTTGATTGAGATTAGCCAGCACATCGGACGGTACGCCTTCTTTCTGCGCCGCCGCAATCTGCTTGTCCCACAGCCGCGCCAAAGTCAGCCGCTCGATTTCCTCCCGCGTTTTGCCGATTAAAGAAATCTCGAACAAGCGCTGGTCGGCCTCCTCCTTCTGCCCGTCCAGCATAGACTTCGCCGTTTCGGCATAGCGTTCCGACACGCGGCGCAAATCCTCCTGCGCATCGGCCTGCTCCGCCAGTGCGCGGGCGGCCGCCTGCTGCTCCAGCGTCCATTCGCCGAAAGTCGGATCGGACAACAACTTCAACTGTTCGCCGATGGCGCGGTTGCCGTTTAAAACTTCCAACGCCCGCTTCGCTTCCGCCTCCGCCGCCCGACGGTTAAAATCCTCATGCCATTTTTCATAACCCGATATCGGGATATCGACAAAATCGCGGCGCGGGTCGTCGCTGATTTCGCCCTTGCCGCCCGCCAGCCAGTTCATCCGCGCCATCACTTCGGGAGCGTATTTCCTGCCGACAGGGCCGATGCGGCCCCTGTCCACATTGCCTTCGCCCGAATGATAGGCCGTCAATGCCTTACCTAAATCGCCTTTATAGCGCTGCAACAAATCGCTCATCTTGCGCGCCGCACCGTCGGCAGACGATGCGATGCTGGCTGTATTGACCCTGTACTGCCGCGCCGTGGCCGGCATAAATTGGAACGCGCCGTGCGCACCGACCGAAGAACGGGCGTTCAGATTGCCGCGTGATTCCTGCATAGACAAAGCGGCCAGCAGGTGTTTCGGCAGGCCGTACCGTTTTTCCAAACCGGCATAATCAAACTGCGCCGCCTGCGACAGCACGGTCTTATTGACGGTAAATTTTTCTTTTTCGGTTTTGGACTTGCCGCGCTTGCCCTTTTTATCGGCATAACTCTCGTTAATCAGCCGCGCGTTCGCAGCATGACGGTCAATAATCGCCTGTCGTTTTTTCGCATCCGTGATGCCCTCCAACGCCTTTTTACGTGCCTCGTCGTTTTCACGCAACGCACGCTGCCGCTGCTGCTCGCGCGTGGCATACCGCTCCGACACCGCATCAAGACTCCTCAAGCCATCGACCTGATTCTTAACTTCCTGCTGCCGCTTTCCGGCAGCCGCCGCAGCGGCATCTTCCCGTGCTTTGCGCGCCTTCAGTGCCACCACTAAGGATTCCTGCTGCGCCAATTGCGACGATGACGGAGTTTGCGTCCAACCGAACTCACTGTCAGATGCGCCGTAACCCATCCGCATAACTTTCAATTCACGCTGCGCCCGCGCCAATTGTTCTTCCGTGGTATCGGTACGGCCGATGGATTTGATATTGTCCCATGCCCCGGACGCGGTTTCGCCGATCCGTTTCCACGCCGATTCAATCAAGCCCAAATCAGCCACTACTTTTTTGGATATCACCTCCGTTTCGGCGGCATACTTGCGCTGCACCAGCTCGACCGCTTCCTGTTCGCGCCCCTGCTGCTGCAAGGCCTTCACCTGCTCGTACACATCGGCGTTCAGGGTTTTATAGGTGGCGGAAAAACGGGCGACGGCCTTCAGCGGGTCGTCGGCAATGGCGGTATATTCGGCCGCCAGCTGCTCGACGCTTTTCCCCGTCGCCTCCGACTGCAACGCGATGGAGCGGGCGAAGGACTCGAAATTCTCCCCCGCCACGCGGCCGGACGAAGCCAAAGCCAGCACTGCTTCCCGTGCCTCAGTATACCGCCCCGTAATATCGCCCGCATTCTGCGCCGCCGCCTGCATCTGGCCTGCCGACACCCCCGCCGCTTCACCGGAAAGGATGACCGCCCGCCTAAACGCGCGCGATTCTTCCGCGCCCTGATACAAAGCATAAGCCAGCGTACCGGCCGCCGCCGCCGCGCCGCCGAACAACAGGCGGGTAGGCGTAACCACGGACGACAAGCCCTTGTACATATTGCCGAAGCCGCCGTACATATCGCGCAATTGACCGCCCTGCTGCAGCATAATCAGCATCGGATTCTGCCCGCCGGCAAGCTGGGTGACGATATCGGTCATCTGCGCCGGCGTCTGCCGCAGCGCATTGTTAAACTGCGCAATCGAAATACCGCCCGCCTGAACCTTGCCGTTCACCTTGTCCAACTGCGACAAAAACGGATTCAACGCCGCCGTCGGGATGCCGCGTTGCGCGGCCAAAGCCTCGTAATACCGCCGCGTGCCGCGTTCACCCGCCTCCTTCATCGCAATATCGCGCTGAATAGCCCTCTCCATCGACTTCAGCGACCGCTCCACGCGCTTGTCGGCCGCTTCAAAACCCGCCGCCGCTGCCGCCGCGCCGTCTGCTGCCGGCTTCATGCCCGCAGAAGCCTGACGGCCGCCCTGCTGTGCCGCCTGCCCCAGCGACTTAATCGACTTTTTCGCCTTCTCTACGCCGGCTTCTACGCCGGACGCATCCACGCCGATGCGTATCATATTGTCAGCCATCAGCCCGCTCCCTCATCACTTCCAACGCTTCCGCCTCCATTAAGCGGATATCGTCAAACAGCCGCCGCCGTTTTTTCGCCGGTATGCCGTGAAAATCCATCACTGCCGCCAACGCGGCATAATCCAAACCCGTTGCCCCCGCCATGCCGACGCGCCATTGCGTGCCCGCCGCAATAAACAGGCGCACCGCGCGCCAATTGCACGGCCACACCCCGAAAATCTGCACATCGTCAAAATCGGCCTCCTCAAAGCCGAACGCCGATAATTCCGCCGCATCAGGCTGCTTTTCGTAAAGGGCCCGTGCGGCGGCCGTCAGGTTCCCTGACGGGCGTTAAATACTTCGTCGATATAGCCGCCAACAACGGCAAACAACGCCTGCGGATAGTTTTCCAGCAGCAATTCGACGTTTTCGCGGGTAAAGGATTCGGCCAAATCCCAACCTTCGGCGCAATCCAGCACCGTATCCGCCGTCCAGGCTTCCTTATGTTTTTCCGTAAACGCCGCCATCGCCTTGCGGCCGCGTTGCTTAAACACAAACTCCACCGCCGCAGGTTCGCCGCCCGGAACGGGGATGTACACCGTATGGCGGAAGGTTGCATCGGGTTTCAAAGTCAGTTTTGCCATGTTTCAATCTTTCAAAAAAAGAGGCCGTCTGAAACAGACGGCCAAAAGGTTGCAGGGGATTAGTAACGGGCGGCTGGGCCGGATACCGCATACGCCAAAGTCACCGCCATAATCTGATTGCGGGTCATCTCCGGCGTCTTATTCAGGCTTGGATAACCGTTGTAAACGATTTGGCCGCCGCCCTTCAGCACCAGGCGCAGCGGGGTTTTACCGCCCGCATCGCTCGCCTTCGCCGCCGCCTTGTAGCCCGGCAATGACGGGTCGTCGGCAATCTTGACCGTAATCGACAACGCAGACTGCGTAGACGGAATCTGCTGTTCGTAGTCGTCTTCCAGAAAACCGAAATCGACAAACTGCTGCTCGCCGCCGCTGGTCGAAAATTCGATGATTTGCGGAATCTGCGTCCAGCCGGTAATCCTCTTCACGCTGCCCTTGCCGCCGCCGGCCGGATAAACGTCGACGTCGGAGGTATCCACGCCCACCAGCTTAAAGGTATCGTTGGTTTTGCCGCCGATTCGGAACACGCGCTCGTTCAACTTGCCCCAGCCGCTTTCCAACAACACAAAATCGCCGTCGTTGAACCCGTGCCCCGTTACAGTCAGCACCGCCTCAACGGCATTGGTCGCAACCGTAACCTGCTTCGCCGCATCATAGTCGGTTGCAATGTGAACGGTCGCGCCGTTCGGTAGTTTTACTGCCATTTTTCATACTCCCAAATAAGGCCGTCTGAAATCAGACACCCTGTTCAAAATAAACCCCGCTCCAGCCCTGCTGGTAATAAACGGTTGCTACTTCGCAGCCGTCCACCGATTCAATATTCAGTAAATCGGGACTCAAATCATCCAGCCCGTCAGCCCCCATATTGAAATCAGGCGATTCGGCAAACACCTGCCCGATTAAAGCCAGCATCTCTTCCGCCAGCGCATCGGCGTTTTCATTGGCCTGCACGCAAACCAAAGTAATCAGCCGCGCCGTGTGGCGGTAGACAGGCGGACAATCCATCGTTGCGGCTTCGCTGCGGCGGCTGTCGAAATACACCACGACACACGGCAGCTGCGCTTGCGCAGGTGCAAAAGCGCGGCCGGAATAAACCCGCCGAAACCTCTGCTTCAGCAATTCCACCGCCGCCGCGCGGATTTCAGTAAGTCGGTTTGTCATGCACAGCCCTCAATTGCACGACGACCATACCGCAACCGTCAAAATCGGTTTCCGCCACCGTGTAGCGTTTGCCGCGCACGGTAACGACCACCGACTTCACGTCTTCCGGCAGGTCGTCTTCAGTAACGATGATTTGCGGGTCGGCATTTGCAACAGCAATACCGAACCCGCCGTCCGTCATGGCTTCGCGGTCGAATATCGCATTGACCGCCTTTCCGTCAATCATCACGGTTTCGCCGAAATCGGCGGGATTGGTAAACACCCCTAACGGCTCCTTAAACACCGTTGGCACCTGTTTCACCTGAACCTTCTCCGCCGCCGCCCTGACCGCCGGTCAAATCATCGTCAATGTCGCCATCGTCGTCATCGCCGCCGTCAGTTTGCGCCGCACCATACTTCTCTTCCGACCATACTTCCGCCCAACCTTCGAGCAAATAAGCCTGCGCCCGCTCTTCATCTACCGAATACTTCTTACCGACGAAAAAACCTTTGCCGTTATCAAAAAAACTGCGCAGCGGTGTAATCTTGATTTTTGCCATTTTTAATACTCCAAATATTTAGGCCGTCTGTTGTTCAGACGGCCTGCGGTTAAACGGTTATGCTGCCACGATGTCTTTAATGGCGGCGAAGGATTCGACATGGCGGACGGCAATATCCACATCTTGCAACGTGGTGATGCGTACCGCGCCCGTAGTAGACTTGGTGTACGGGTCAACGATCACGTCCAAAACGCCCCAATGCGCAATCATCAAATCAGCCCAGTTACCGAAAATCAGCGGGCTGCATTTGCTGGCCGCCGTGCCTTTGGTCAGATTGGACGGAATTTGGTTTGATACCGCGCAACGGTAGCCGTTCAGCGGTGTTGCGCCGTCCTGCCAGATGTAGCCGGATACGCCGTCGGCCTTCAGCTTGGTTTTCAGCAGGCCGCGCACGCGGGCATTGGTGATGTATGCCAAATCGCCGATGTCGGCATTGGCGGCGGCAATGGCACTTTCCAAAGCGACGATATGCTTCCATTCGGGCGCACCGCCGTTCGCACCGATTTCCACCGCGCCTATGCCGGCAGTGTTCAGGATGCCGGTCGGTTCGTTGCCGGTGCCTTTGCCATTGATGGCCGCCAAGTCGATACCCAGCATCATGGCTTTCAACAATTCGCTGCGGGCGAACTGTTCGGCAGACAGCGAAGACTGCAAAATGAACTTGCGGCTCAATTCGGTATTGGCGGTAACGGTTTTCGGTTTCAGGCTCATTTGTCCGAAAGTGGCGTTCGATTCGGCCGCACTGCCGTTTTCATCCACCCATTGAACGGTGTTGCCGGTCAGGTGTTTCGGAATGGTGATGTCGCCGACCAAGCCGTCCAGTACGGTGGCGCCCAACTGGGCAACGGCAAGTCGGTTGCGCAACAGTTCGATAAACAAGTCTTCGCGGAAGTCGTTTTCGATGACGTTGCCGCCGTTTGCCGCATTTCCTTTGCTGTAAGCGCGGGCAATCAAATCAGTCGGCACAAAGAAACCTGCCGCTGCGCGACCATGCCGTTTTTCCAACTCTTCCGACACTTCGCGTTCCAAGCCCGCTTTGTCCCATTTGCCGGTTGCGGCGGCAGACATGGCGCGCAGAAGGGAAAATTCACGCTGTTCTTTATCAGTCATGCCGATTTCACTGGCGGTAACGGTTGGCTTCGTCTGCATGTTTGCCATAATGGCGGCGCGTAATTGGGCTTCACTGCCGCCCTCTTTAATAACCTTTTCGGCTGCTTCGATACCGCCGTGGGCGGCGTAACTGCGACCAATGGCCAGCAGTTCGGAAACGCGCGCGCGTTCGTTCTGCATACCGCGTTCGGCGGTGTTGTTGGTATCGGTTGCTGCGGCGGCAGGGATTGCAGCAGCGGGAGTTTCCGCCTCGGCGGGAATTTGATTTTTATTCATGTTTCGATTTCCTTTTTCAGGGGTTGGGTTTACAGGGTTTTCAATAAATGGTTCCGCCGACCTGCCGACACCTACTGTCGGGTCTGCCGGAACGGTTACAAAACTGATTTCATAAGGCATCCAACGGGTAACGATGTAACGGTAGTCCTCATCGTCTGCATTGGGATTGTCCAATACCATGTCTTCCACGCGGTAGCCGACGCTGATATGGCGCAGGATGCCGTCTTGCACGTCTTGGAATTTTTCCGCCGCTTTCGCGCCGTTGCCAAAACGTACCAAGGCACGGCCGCGCTTGTCGGCATCCACCCAAGCGCGTTCGATGACGCCGATTTGGTCGTCCCAGTCATGATTGAACAGCACCGCGCCACCGTCATTCAGGCGGCTTAAGTCAACGGCACCCTGCGCATGACTTAATACTTCATCGCCGAACCAGCGTTCTACCGGCTCTTCGCTGGAAAACGCTACTTCGACCGTCCGTTTTTCAACATCAACACTTTCGCGCTGAAATACGGCAAAGCGGCTCATTTGCTGCATTTGCGCCTTATCAGGCTTCATTTTCTTCATTCGGGCTATCCTCCGATTCCGGTTCTGCCGCCGATGCGGCCGGTTTTACGTCGGCAATGATTCCTTTTCCTGCCAACATCTGGTTTTCCTGTTCGATTTGGGTAATAACATCTTCAAAATCCAAACCCATTTCCGCGCAAATATCGCGGCGGGATTTGACCGCCAGCGCCACTGCCTCTTTATGCGCATTAATATCTTTCAGCGGGTCAACCCACGACCAGCGGCGCCCCTGCCAGTTGCAGGCCTTGAACTTGTCCAGCTTGCCGGCAGGCAGCGATTTGCCGGACGGCATCTTGATTGCGCCCATTAGCAACGCCGCCTCAATCCAGCGATCGAATACGTCATACAAGAACGCTTCGGCAAACCAGTTTTGCAACGTCATCCATGTATCGCGCTCCTCCAGCGTCCCGCTGCGGATACTGGAAAAGTTCACACCCTCAAGGTCGTTAGCCAAACTGTGATAAGCCACGTTCAGACCGCTGGCGATACCGCGCAGGCTGGCTTTGACGAATGCGTCGTAATTGGCGTGCGGGTAATCCGGGTCGAACGGCGTAAAGTCGTAACCCTGCGGCAGTTCGTGGAACGTACCCGGCTCGACCGAATCGATTAAATCGATGCTGCCGCGCCCGTTATCGACCTCTTGCCCGTCAATCGGCGGCATGAAGTTGTCGGCATCTTCCGTCTGTTTGAAAAAGCCCATTTTCGATGCACCGACACGGGCAGCGATAATGGCCGCTTCCTGATAGCCCGACAGGTTTTGCAGGCCGATGATGGCCGAAGCCACCCACGGAAAACCGCGCCGCTGCTCCGGGCGGTCGTGCAGGAAAATATGGCTGATTTGCTCTGCCGGCACCCGTTCGCGTAAATTGTCCGTATTCGTCTGTCCGTATGATTCGCCCGGATGCGCCGTCCGCAACCAGTACGCCACAGGACGGGAATAGCTGTTTAACTCAACACCCATGCGCACGGCGTTACGCCCGTTTTGCTGCGGAACGTTGTATCCCGTATCCAAACGGTCAATATCCAGCACCTGCAACGCATAGCCGTAATCATTGTCAAACCCTGAAATATGACGAATCAGCACTTCGCCGTCCCGCGCCACGCTGCGAATCAGCAGCCGTTGCAGGTCGGTAAAAGACATCTGGCCGGTAACGTCGCACACGCCGCGCCGCGCCCAGCGGGAAAACGCTGCTTCGATGGCTTTGTTCGCCAAGTTATCGGGCTTGTCGGCGTTATCCAGCAAAACACGCATTTGCAGGGCAAAACCGTCGCGCCCGATAACGTTGCTTTCGACCATGTTCAAAAACTTGCGCATGTAGTCGTTGTCGCGCGCAAGGCTGCGGGCGCGGGCGCGCAGGCGGTCAAGGTCTGACCGCGCCAAGGCATCCGCCGACCAGTTTTGCGGCTGCCATGAAGCCAGCGATCCGACCGGACGCGCCCCTGCAAAGCTGCGGCGGGCTGTTTTCGGAACGGCTTCCCGCCTGCCGAACAAACGCGCAAAAAAACCGCGCTTTTGCGGCGCGGCATTTGATTGTTTTGCCATAGCTCATCCTAAAATCGCGTGATGATACGGCCTGAACGGCGCGGGGAAACACCCGCCGCCGCTTCCAGCCGCGTAATTTCCTGCTGCCAGAACCGTATCTGCTTCAATAAATCGGCAAGGCTGGAAAACTCCATTTCGCGGTCCTTAATCTTGTACCGCTTCGTCAACCCCCGGCCTGCCACATGATCTTTATAGGCCGCCCGAAGGCCGCCCATAATTTCCCGTGCCTCTTCCAATTCGACAACATACCCTTGCCGACGCTGCTCTGCGGTAATTTTGCCCATCTCAAGCAATCCCTTTCTGCCCTACCGGGTAATAAGTCTTAATGCCCCGAAACTCCCGCCTGTCAATCAAACCTTCCTCAAACAGGGCATCGGTATCGCGGCGGACGAAAATCCACCCGCTCCAACGCCATTTGCCGTACAACTCATCGGCAATGGTCGTAGAGGTACAACCCGGATGATTGCGGATAAAATCTAGAACTTCGTCTTTCTTAGATGTTTCCATAATGTTTAAATCAAAAAACCGTCCGAAATCTGCCGTTCGGACGGTTTTTTATCTTGGCTCACACTCGAACAGGCAGCCGCAAGCCTTAGCTGCACCCAAAGCAGTCGGGCAACGTCGTATCAAGCCCTAATCTGAAATGTAGCAGAAAAGCGTTTTCTGACGTCCGGTTGACGCTTAACCGGCTGGGCAGCCATCTATTCAGACGGCCTGAATCAATAATTGGTAGCGAAGTTACCGCCCTTACGCCGCCTGTTTGCCGCAAAACCGCCGCCATTGTCGGCCTTCGGTTTTTCCTGTACCTGTTCGGCAGGTTTCGGTTCGGCAAACAATTCCGACTGCAACAGCGCGTTTTCGTATAACGCCCATTTTGCCGCCGACATGGTATGCGTACCGACCGAACGGGCGGCGTGCAGGGCATAGACTTCGCAGTCCAATGCCTCGTTTCGTACGCCGACCTTCTTCTGCCAAACCTTTTTGTGCTTGTTCATGCGGCTGGGTACTTTGACTTCGCTCAACAACTGGCCGCAGTAGTCGGCGCGGACATCTTTGTAAAAATGCATCCGCCCTGCCCCGCTTCCTTCCAGATTGATGCGCGCGTGCTCGTCTATCAGCAAGTCCTTCGCGCGCGATACGCCGACGCTGTACACCTGCACGCCAAATTTGTCGGCCTTGGTGTTTTTGTGCTTCAAGTCAATCGCCCGCGCCCGGCTGAAAATCTCTTTATCTGGGTTGGTGCTGCCCTTGACCGCCATCACATTCACCGCTTTCACGCCGCGGCAGCCGCGCACAAAGTGATACACCGCGTCGGAGGTGTTGCCGTCCGAACTGTCTATCGATACCGCCGCGATTTTCATTCCCGCGCCGGTTTCGTGCTTGTAGGCCGTCTGAAAAATCATCTCGGCCAGTTTGCGCCACACGTCGGATTTGACGTCCACCGTGTTGCCGTGGATTTCTCCCCACCAAACCAGCCAGCTTTCCTCGCCGCGCCCCCATGCGCGGATGACGACGGCCAGCCGGTCATGTTGCACGTCCACACCCATAGTCAGAATCAGACCGCCGCGCGGAACGGTGTTTTCGGCGTAGTCTTCGCCGCGTTCTGCCAGGTCGTCTTCCTTCACGCCGTCATTGGTCATTTCGAACGGGATTCCGATGGACGAATTGACGAAGGCAATCATCGGCGATATATCGCCGTTGTCCGCTTCGTATTGCGCGGTCAACCATTTTTTCATCAGTTCGGAAAACACACTGCCGGGGAACGGGCTGTATAGCTCGTTCAGGTAAAAACCTGCCGTGCCGTGAAAAGGCGCGGTCGCCTGCCACCAACCGCGCCGCACATTACGGTTTTTCTGCATGTCGTTCCACACCGCGCCGCAGTTCGGGCAGGTGTAATGTGCCGTTTCCGGCAGCTTTTTGCCGAAAACGGGATGGTTGCCGTTCGGGTCTTCGTCGCAGGAAAGGTAATCGAAGCTCAACACATGGGCTTCGCCGCATTCGTGGCACGGCACCATTCCGACGCGCTTATCCGACAACTCCATTTCGGCGGCGATTGTCGAGACGCCCGCAATAGTCGGCGTACCGCCTAATACGATTTTCGGGCGGCGGTAGGTTTTGGTGCGCTCCTTCGCCAGTTTGATGCTGTCGCCCTGACCGCGCAGGTTCAGGTTACAGTCGTCCGGCTCTTCCACACACACAATCGGCACCGGCGACGATTTCACACTGGCGGGGCTGTTACTGCCCACCAGCTTCAGAAAACCGCCGGGGAATTTCTTGAACAACTGCCGCTGCCCTTGCGCACGGATACGGGTATCGACTTTCTCGCGCAAGGCGGGCGTCGCTTCGACCATCGGAACGAATTTTTCGTCCATGTACTCTTTAGCCGCCCCCTCTTTCGGGAACAGAACCAATATCGGACTGGGTTCGGTATCGATGGATTTGCCCAAAAAGTTACCCAACACACCCGAAGTCCACGCCACCTGCGCCGATTTCTGGCAAACAACCACTTGCACGGACGGGTCGTCCAGCGCATCAAGTGGGCTGTTTTCCCATGCCAGATACGGCGTTACGTCCAAAACGTATTTGCCCGGTCGGGCGGCCTCTATGCTGGAAAGATAGCGGTACTTGTTCGCCCAGTCGCGGGTTTTAATTTTGCGCGGCGGCGCCCATTTCCGGCACGCCTGCCGCAACACCCGCGCCACTGTTTCAGCCATCCTCGCCTGCATATCCGCCATTGTCGTCTGCATCGTCTTCCGCTCCATAATTCGCCAGCTTTTCCAACGCTTTGTTTATATGCGAAGCAATAGCATCAGGATCGATTTCCACCCCTGCTGTCGCACTCAACTCTGTCGCCAACTGCTCCGGCAAAGTGAGAAACTCCGTGCGCGCCGCCAAAATATGGTCAGCCCATGCACGTTCGAATAAAGCGGCTGGAGCTAATTCCCCCGTGCGCTCCTTTAAATCAAGTTCTATTGCATCTGCTTTCAGCCTGTCCAGCCTGTCGCGGGGTTTTTCCTTATTCAGCCGCTCCAACTCCCGCTGCACCATCCAGCGGATAACCGCCGCACTTTCATATTCATTGGCCTGCCCTCGGTTGTCCGCATAACTGGCAACCGGCAAACCTTCCTTTTGCCATTCCGTCAGCGACCGTTCGGAAACACCAACAATTTCCGAAAGCTGCCTTTTGTTCACCAGCATAACGACCTTTACCCCTCAAAACTCACCCAACCCAAACTATTTGACCCAAATAAATCAACCTACCCAGTAAAAATAAAAAAACAAGTCCAATCAAAAACTAAACCTAATAAAACCACTCAATCAAAACCAAGTAAGGAAGCTAATACAACCTGTCGCTTAATAGAAATCGGGGCGCGAATTACCCGCGTGCCCCAAACCCTCGGAAGTACCTTAACGGGCTGTTTTTATTGCAGCAGCCAATTCGGCGGCGAAAATCTGCCGGCCTTCCGCCGCGACGACCTCTTTAGCCGTCTCAAAATACTGCAGGCGTTTGTTGTAATCGGCCTTGCCGACATAAATTAAAAGAGCCTCGACTTTCGGTTTCGATCCACGAGTTTTTTTCTTGCGCTTTTTCCGCCGATACAATCCGGGAACCAATTTGCCATGCGGTTTGAGTAATGCAAAATGCGTGCCTTCCACCACCCCGCGAACCATTGCCTTGAAAGCCGATAATGTAATATTGCCGTGCCGGTCAAGCCGGACGGAATCCGACGGCACAATTTTATGGTCAGCCGGCATCAGGCCATGAGCAACGAAAAAGTTTTCCACGGCTTTTGCCCGCCGGCCGCCGCCGGCAATCTGCGCCTGCAAATATTTACCCGCACTTCGCCCGCCCTCGCCGTCTTTGAAATCGACAATAGCTAATAAATTTGATTTATCGGCATATTGCCTAATAAATAGGCTATTTAGCGTCCAAGCAATTGGATTAAAAAACACCGTCTTCATTTCCTCTTTTTCCGCCTCAATCACTCGAGCCGCCAATTTATTCAGCGCATTTTTTGCCGCAAACGGAATCTGCCTTTTGTGCAGATCATCCACTTGAGCAACCGCTGCATTTAAATCTACATCCACCCGAAACATTTAACGCCACGCAAAAAGTAAGGCCGCCTGAATTTCAGACGGCCTATTTAATAATTAAAAACGGAAAATGAAAAAGCTGCGTTAACCGCACATACAGTTAAACACAGCTTGCCATAATTTAAACAAAAAAATTGGAAACCGTCAATAGGCTTTTAACAACTTTTTAACAGCTTCGTCCGCCATCAGATTCCGACGTGCCCAAAACAACCTATCCCGATACGCCGACAAACTGATCCCTAATGCATCAGCCTTAGCTTCGTACGTCCCAATCCGCCGATACTCCGTCATGATTGCCAGCTTCCGATTCGGATTCAGACGGCAGATCGCCTGATCCATCACACTTGCCAAGCCGTCGCCGTCAACGCCGTAAGGCAGGATGGCTAAAAATTTCGTTCGCGGCGGCAGATTGCCCGCAGCCATCAAGCGGTTAAAACGGCTGCAGCCGAAGCCCAAGCCGTTATCCTCTCGTTTGGCGGACCATTCCGCCCACCATTCCAAAAGCAAATCCAATTCAAATTTCATTTTCCGTGCGATTCTTTCCGGCACGGTTGTACGCGCTAGCCCCGTCGGGCGGGGCTTTATTTTGTCTTTATTTTACCATAGCTTAGGCTATTATTTATTGTTTACATAATTTAACTTGATATTTTTAAAGTAGTGTTTGACTTACTACTTTTAAAGTAGTATTATGCACACATGGACAGACAACAAGACCTGCCACCCTACCAAATCAGGGAGCGATTTGGACTAACCGAGTAAAGGATTAAAAAATGAACTTCGACGAAAAATTAGACAAACTCAATAAATTAAGCCCATCTACTGATTGGGTATCCATTAAGCTCGAAACTTTGCTTGAGCCTATCAATCAAAAGATAGATGCCGCCCCTGAAGGCGAAGGTTTTTTCTCTTTTGTAAAACCACTTGAGAAAATTCTTACAGAAGAAGAATTTATCCGCCGAGAAAAAATCATAAGCCTCATGCTTAAGAGATATGAGCAAATAGAGAAAAAACGCAAACAAATTATAGACAGCCTAAGCTTAGATGAGCAGGAACAATTGATTATCAGCTAAATAAACCGCCCTTTGGGGCGGTTCGCCCATACCGTCAGGAAGAGGCGGCAACTTGTCATTTTGGAGTAAAACATGAAAGCAACTTTAATTATCGAAAAACGCGGGCAGGGTTACATATATGATCTATTTGCAGACGGCCAAACAAAACGAGGAGTTAAATGCGGCCTAACACCACTAGCCGCCGCCACCGAGGCAACAAAGATTTTAGCCAACTTTGCCCAATCAACCGGAGCGGCTATTGTTGCCCCGGTTGAAATATTAGAGCAGATTCCCGAACATCTCACAGCCGACACAAGCCCAAACGATAAAGCAAAACGAATCAAAGCATTGGAGATGACAGCAGAACTACTCATCGAGATATATAAAACACGGGATAAAATCCCATCAAACGTTGAGCGATACGCTAAACACAACCCATTACAGGCAATTGGACTGATTACTCAACGCCGAGAAATGCCAACAAATAACGCAAAAATAGGCGACCTACTAAACAAAATCAATCCGGATGATTTAAATTTCTCGCGCCCGGCAACCTTGGAAGAGCAAGGCGTATTTGATTTAAAACTATACAAATCACAATAAGACAAAATATATGATTGACGCGCCCGAACTAGGCTACACGCCAAACAACCTGCGATCCATCCGTGCCAAATACGGCCTAACGCAAAAACAGGTGGCCGAAATCACCGGCCTAAAAACATGGCATCCTGTAAACCGCTGGGAGGCTCCGATTGAGGCGGCATATCATGCAGATATGCCTTACACCAAATGGATACAGCTAATCAATTACCTTAACGCCCCAACCACCCGTGCAAAAGACTGAACGCCCCAACCACCCGTGCAAAAGACTGAACGCCCCAACCACCCGTGCAAAAGACCGTCTGAAAACCGCTTTCAGACGGCCTTTTTTTTCCTTTTCCCTTTAAAATCAGGATTTATGCATTGAAATGCCCGTTTGTGCGGGGTGCATACCCGCCGCAAACCCGCATGGTTATTAGTTTGTGCGGTTTGTGCGTACTTTTTCAATATTCCATATGGAGGAAAAAATAAAAAAGGGATAAAAAGGGCAAAATATGACATGGTGTATAAAAAAGACAAAATAAAAGCGCGAAGACTAAATATCGTCTTCGCGCGTATGGGATAAGTACCCCGCACAAACCGCACAAACCGCACAAACTAATAACCATGCGGGTTTGCGGGCGGCGGCAGTCCGCACAAACGGTGCAACCCCCGCACAAATAGGCTAAATATTGGGCAGTTCGGCGGCAATGTTGAAATCCTCTATCTGGCGGCCGTAATAATCGGCCTTACTGACGGCAGCAGCCGCATCGCGGGCGGTGCAGTCCGTGTTCGGCGGCGGATATTTGGCCCGGTTCGTTTCCGACAGCTGCGGATGCGGCACGGCGAAAAAGCGCAGCGTTCGGTTTTGCCCGCGTATTTTGACCGTACTGCGGCAGTCGGCCAGCCGTTTGCCGATGTTGGCGTAAAAATTCTTCTGCTGCATGTGGAAGGTTTTCGTGTTGGCGCACCAAGCCTTGTACACCTGCCACAAATCGCCCGCCGCGCAGGAGATGAAGGGCAGATCGAGGTCGCCGCACCGCCAGTCGTCCAAAAAAGCCTCCCAAGAGGGTTTGTTGAGATTGACCATCCGCCGTTTGATGGGCGTGGGAAGCGGTTTGCTGTGCGGCGTAAAGGGGCGGCGCACGGGCTGCCACCCGCCCTCCGTCCGTATCCTTTCGGCAGTATACATCAGCGGCAGGGCGTACAGGAAGCGGGCAAATTCTTCGATGCCGCCGTTTTCGATTTCCGCCGCCAGGGCTTCGTATTGTTCGTCGCTGTATTTGCGGTTGCACGACAAGACCATAAACCGCCTGTCGTTGCTCTCAATGGGGATGGAACGCTCGTCGTTGGAAAAGATGATGAAGGAATTGAAGTCGTTGTGCCTTTCCGCATCTCGCCCTTTGCGCTCCACCATAATCACATCCGACGTGATCATGTTTTTCAGCTTGCCGATAACGTTCAGCCGCTCGTCCGACGGGCTGATTTCTTCGAATATCGTTACCAGCGCAAACAGCAGCGCGGCATTGAAGCGTGATTCCAGCGCGTTTTGGTCGAGTTGGCGCAGGTAATCGCCGAACAGCCGCTTCACCACTTTTTCACCGAAGGTCGATTTGCCCACCCCCTGCGTTTCGGAAATGAATACCAGCGCGGTAGCGGGCTTTTCATGAGGCCGTCTGAAACGGCAGGCCAGCCAGTTCAGCACCCATTCCGTACAATCCGCGCTCAAATCGCCGTTGCCCGCACACAGATGGCGGATCAGGCCGATAATGTGGCCGCATTTCGGGAAATGGCCGATCAGCTCCTCCAAAGGCATATCGGTCGGAACCTCGATATCCGGCTCTTCGGCCTTCACGGGCAGGCCGGTAAACATATTGATGTGTCTGACCTCCCCTTTTTTTTCATCCATCACCACGCCGCAGGACATGGAAGGGTCGAACACGTAGTTCTTCATCGGGCAGACCAGCCGCCCGGGCGATTTACACCAGTCTTCGAATTCTTCCGGTATCGCGGCCTTCACGGCGGCCAGCGATACGATGCATTGCAAATGGCGGTCGAAAGCGTCCGTCGTCCCGTCCAAATAAATATAGCGGTTCAGCGCATCCTTGAAATCGTCGCTGACGACGGCCATCGCCTCCAGCTTTTTCTGCTTAATCAGGATGGACGACTGCAATTCAGACAACGTCTTCCGTTCGGGGAAACGCAGCCACGCCGCCACCAGCGGCCGCGAAAACACCTTTTCCAACTGGCTGCGGCTGAAAGTCTCCCCGGTATGCAGGTTCAATGCTTTCTCCTTCAGCCCGATTTGCGCGTAGTTTTCCAGTAAATCCGACGATTGGGGTACATCCTCCGCCAAATCCGCCAAATCCGCGCCTTCCCCTCCGCAGCCGCCCGCCGCATCCGCGCGCGCATTTTCAGACGGCGCATCCTCCACCCAAAGGCGGCGGGAAGACGGCGGCGTAAAACCTTCAGGCAGCGGCCACGCAACCACCCTATCCATCATCTCCGCCACCGAAGCCAAAGGCTCGGTATCCTGTATCACATCCGCAATATCGTAGCCAGACGGCCAATCCCCCGGCGGCGGAACGGGCACGATTTTAACCGCGCATTCCAACTCCTCCAGCTTTTCGGCTATCCCCAGCGCGGCCTTCATGCCCGGCTGTTCCGCCCACGGCAGGTAAGGCATATCATCCGCTGACAGCCCTTCATCCCGTCCTTGTTTTAACAGCTTTTGCCTCTGCCCGTCGCAATCGGGCCAAATCACGACTTCACGCCCCGACAACGGCGACCAGTCTGCCGTTTTCCAGCCGTTGCAGCCGCCCAGCCACGAAATCACCGCCCAATCCTTGAGATACCAATAATCCTGCGCGGCCATGCGGCATTTTTCGCCTTCGACCACCAACACGGGCGCACCGGGCTTCGCGGCTAAATCATCTAACCCAAACAACGGAGTGGGCGCGGCGGGGCGGCGGTTTGCCCACGCCTGCACGCCGTCGTCCGACTGCGCCCAGACAAAAGGCAAATCGCTCTTGCCGCCCTCCTCGTCGACAAACCGCTGCACCACGCACAGCGGCCGTCCCCCGGCATCGCGGTATACCGCCCGCAAGCCTTCCGCCTTACTGCCCTTGGCATATTGGTAGCACCGCGCGCCCGACAGCGTTTGCAGCCGAGCCTCGTCAAACGGCAGGATGGCCGTCCAATTGCGCCGCTCCCTGCCCGTATTCGGCGTGCCGTGCCATTCCTTCTTCTCCACGGCGGAAAAGTTCCCGATCCGCAGCCGTTCGGCCACGGCCTTCATCGCCTCGCCCTGATTGCCGTTTGTAAAACAGTAGGCATACAGTGAAATCAAATCGCCGCCGGAATCGCCGGTGGCAAAATCCGACCACTGCCCCGTATGCGTATTGACCACGAACGAGCCGAGGCGCTTATCCGCACGGGTCGGATTGAGGGCGTAAAACTCATGCCCCTTATAACGCCCGGACGGCAGCCATTCCGCCAACAGATTGTCGGCGGCGGCAAGGGCGGCGGAAGCCACGTTTTTAAAATCCAGTTTGTCCATATTCAGACGGCCTTTTTACAAAATTCAGGCATAAAAAAAGCCTGCCCCCCCTAAACAAGGTAGGCAGGTGGAAAATCCCGATGCCGGAAAATATCGGGCGGCGCAGTTAAAAAACTCAAACAGCTTCGGCCAACTCCGGCCAAATCTCTTGCCAGTCATCCGGGCGGAGGTCTTTGCGGGTAACCTCTCCATCGGTGGCGGCCTCAATCGCAGCACAACGGGCTGGCGGAACGGGGCGGCGGCCTGAAGCCCAACTGCTCACATCTGGCGCATGAGCATCGATTTTTTCGGCCAGCGCTACCAGCGAACCACGCCCGCCGCGCTTTAGGTACTCATTTAAATTCATTTTTATCTCCAACGTTTTTTATAGTTTAGCGAAACGCTAAATAAAAAGCAAGCGTTTCGCGTATAGTATAAATTTAGCAGATTGCTAAAATACAACATCGGAAAGGGAAAATTTATGAAAACTATCGAAGAAACCTACCGCCAACGCCTGCAAATGCTAATTGACGAATACGGCGGACAAGGCAAATTGAGTGAAGCCATCAACAAATCAGCCTCTCAAATTAGCCAATGGCTGAATGCCTCCCCTGATTCTCGAACCGGCAAGCCGCGGTCGCTCAAGTCCGAAACAGCACGCGAGATAGAAATTGCCACCGGCAAACCGCGCGCATGGTTTGATCAGCCGTTGGATAGCGTAATGATGTTAGGTGATGGCTATATTGTGCCGGAAGGATATATTAAATTCAGTGTGTTAAATGTTAAGGCCACAATGGGCGTAGGAACATTAGACGATTCCCCGATTGAGATTGTCGATTTTGTGGCCGTAGCTGAATCATGGGCAAAAACACATTTTGGCGGCGCAATATCACGCATCCACATCATTACTGGCACAGGCGATTCGATGAGCGGCACAATAGAGTCCGATGAAATCCTATTTGTAGATACCGGGATTGATTATTTTGATGGAGATGGGCTTTATGTTATCCATACTCCAGCGGGCAGAAGAGCCAAACGCCTGCAAATGACCTCGACCGGGGTTTTGCTGATAATAAGCGATAACCCCAAATACCGCGATGAAGAAGTTCGCCCGGAAGATGCGGATAATATTCATATTATTGGGAAAATAAAGGGGAGCTGGGGTTTTAAACAATTCCGATAACGCCATTTCCCTCAATAAAGGCTACCTGAAATTTCAGGTAGCCTCTTTTTTATACTTTTTTGTGCAAAACGCTAAAAAATATTATCTTGTAAATCAAAACGCTATAAAATAATCCGCGTTACGCTATTGCTTGTATGTTAGCGTTACGCTAATATTCACTCCATCAAAACGAAACACCCAGGAATCAAAAAATGAAAACGAAAAGCACCCTGCAAATACTGAATGCCGAATTAAACACCTGCAAAGCAAACTCCCCGCGCGAAAAAGTAATGGTGGCCGGCGGCTGGTTTATCAAAGAAACAGCCGAACAAACCAAAAAAGACCTGAAAGAGTTTAAGGCATTTGTAAAAGAAAAATTTAGTCAGCAGGCTTCCGACTTGGTTGTCTATTTCGGCCACTCAAGACAAAAGGCCGAAGCCGCCGCCCTGGAAACGGCAAGAAGCCGCATCAAATGCTGGAAAGAAGCGCAGGCATAAGACACCCCGCCCCGAAAGGGGCGGCAGCCGGAACGAATCAGTTATCCGCAAAAACAGGAGGCCAGTTTTTCGCCGCGCGTCAGCTTCGGCAAATCCGCCGAATCGACATTCAGCTTGATATAGGCCGCCAGTTGTGCGGGATTGTGCAGACAGGCGGGCGGATCGGAATCGGCAGGACTCAAGCGTGAAACAGCCGCCTCCAGTTCCGCATCGGACAAGGTGGAGAAATTATTCAGCAAGTTGCCGTATTCGGTCATCGAAACCTTGGCGGCGGCGGCCTGTTCGCCGGGCGTGTAAACCAACTGCCAAGCCGTCAGAAACGATACCGAAAAGCCCAGCAGCAGCGGCGGAAGCAGCGAAGACACCACCGCCATTGCCGACAGCAGCAGCAGAAACGCGATCAGCTTGTCAATCCGCGAATACCAACGGTAGGCGAGGCAGTGCAGGAAAAAGGAATAAGCCACGATATCGGCCAATTCCTGCCGGCGGGTTACTACGGTATCAGATTCAGACATTGGAAATCCTTATTTTCCCTTCCCTCCGCCGGGCGGCTGAACGCTTACCGGGGTAGGCTTGGACGGCACGCTGGCACGGCTGGAGTCGGCAGGCCAGTTGTGAGTAGTGCCGCTTGGCGGACGGGATGATTGGTTAGACATATTTCACCTCTTTGTGGTGGGGTTGATTGGTACTCGTATCTTACCACGACGCAAGCGTGCGTTAAACGCCAAGCCGTTGCAAGGACGGCAAAAATTTGAAACCCCTGCCATGCGGCAGGCCGACAGAAAAGGAAAATACTTATGAAAACCTACCCGGTCATGCTGCCGCGCCACGGCGGCGAAGACGTCGAAATCGCCACCATCGCCGAAACAGCAGATGGACGGTGCACCATCCTCCGAAACCACATTCAAACCGACAACAAAGCCGACGCGCTGGAAATCATCCGCCAAAGCTGGCCGCAAGCCTATATCGGCGAATCGGTGCACACACTCGACTAAAGGGGCGGGGAAATGGCAAAGATTTTTAACTGGCTCCTGTTTTCAACATCCCTACTCATCATCGCTGCATACGGCGGATGCGAGGCACAACCCGCGAACACCGCGCCGCAGGCATGGAATGCCAAACAAACACAACAGGAAGTGGAAGAACACATCGCATGGATGAAGCGCATGAATGCCGTAGAGGCCGAAGCCGCCGAAAGGGACGCGGAAGTCGCCGAAGAATTTGAAACCGCAGACCTAGCTGACTGGCATCCGCCCTACGAACCGGTGGAATAAGGATATGGAAACAAAAATCAGATGCACACGGTGCGGCAAGGAAAAGCCCGCAAGCGACTACGCCCGCAAAAACGGCAACGGAAAAATCCTAGTGAAATCCTGTAAAGCCTGCATCGAACAAAAATCCGCCCGCCGCTACTCCCTTTCGGTGCAAGCCGCAGGACTGCCCAACCACGAAACCCCGCCGATGCCCGAAATTTTGAAACCCGCCTATTGGCGGAAATATCCCTAAGCAACCAAAAGGAAACCCGAAATGGAAACCAAAGAAAAGAAAATCATCCCCGCCAGCGCGCAAATACCAAACGTAAACGGCGGATGGTTAGATGCCGAACTCGGCGAAGCAATAAGTGAAGCCGTCCGCGCCTGCCTGGCACACGGCAAGCAGGCCGAAGTAACCCTCAAACTCAAAATCACGGCGCAAAACATCAGCCACGGCACGGTAAAAATTGCCCACGACGTAACAAGCAAACTGCCGAAAGAAAAACGCGAAGGCGGCATCGTTTTCGCCACCCCCGACGGCAACATCCAAGCCGAAGACCCGGCGCAAGGCAAATTAAACCTTAAAGCAGCCGAAAGCGAAGATAAACCGCTGCGATTCGTCAAAAACGGCGAAAAAACAGCTTAACCCCACGGCGGGGCCCCGCCCCGGAACCACCCCGCAAAGGCAAACCGCAAAGGCAAAACAAAAAAACATGATTGAAACCGCACTCGCGGCCGCACAGAAACCCTTTTACGAATTTACCCCGAACGGCACGCCGCTTGTTTTCACACCTGTAGGAGAAGGCGAATGGGAAGTCAACGCCGACACCTCACTGCTGGAAAAGCCCCTGCGCAAAAGAGGAACCTTCATCCTGCACGATAACGCCAGCCTGATTAAATTTGTTCAAAAACACAAACAGGAAGGCACACAAGTTTTCATTGATGCAGACTTTAAAACAGGCCGGATATCCGTTCGCGCCGTTATCGACGGACACACCGCCGCAGAAGCAGGCTGGCACGGATTCCACGCCCATTACAATCCAATGCTCACCCCTGCCGCCTCAAGATGGCTGGATTCAAGCGGCGAAAAAATGAATCAGGCAGCCTTTGCCCATTTTTTAACGGCCCACGCCCGTCACATCGTATCGAAAAACCCCGCGAACGAAGCTGCCGCCTACCCGACCGCCGCCGAAGTACTGGATTTTGCCCTAAACCTCGAATACACCGAAAAAACCACCTTCAAACAAGGCTACCGCGAACAAGACGGCCGTATTAACTTTACTTTCCAAAGCGAAGATTCGGGACAAACCGAAAAAAACCTGAAAGCCTTCGAACGATTCGGCATCTCCTTTACCCCCTATCAAGGCGGAGACTCCTACTTTGTCGAGGCCCTGCTGAAATTCCGCATCGACAAAAACAGCGGCGCACTAAACCTATGGTACGAACTGCAACAAATTGACGCCATCATCGAACAGGCCGCCAAAGACATTGCAGACGAACTGCAAAAAGCCCTAGCCGACACGGAAATCTACTTCGGCAAATTCTAAACATCACAAAGGCCGTCTGAACATACAGACGGCCAACCCAAAAAACGGCACGCCATGAATACCTGCCTAAACTGCCTCCACTGGCAAACCACAAAAATAGGGAAAAGCGGGGAACCGGAACCCGCACCACTCCTGCAACACAAACTGGCCGCCTGCGCACACGGCGAAAACTGGCACTACCTGCCGGCACGCCACACATGCCCCAAACACCAAGCCATCAGCCAACTGGCACTACAACGGCGGAAAGACAAAATCGCCGAACTGCAACAAGGAAACCGATCATGACACAACAACCGCAACAACTCAAATTCGGCGCCCGCGTGCGCTGCAAACAAACAGGCGCGGAAGGCCTGATTATCGACACAGGCAAAACCGCCGCGTGGATTATATGGGAAGGGCAGAAATGTTCGAATTTTTACGCCTACGGCACCTTCGAACCCATCCCACACCCCGATACTTCGCGCTTGGATTTTATTGAAAAAGTCATCAACATCGACGGCATGGTCAAGAGAAAGATGGGGGAAGGCTGGACACTGGTTGCGGAGCATGAATTATTCGAGCCTAAGCCCTTACTCCGTGATGCAATCGACGCGGCCATGCGCATACAGGCAGCGGAGGCCGTCTGAAAATAAATTGATTGGTGAGGTTAAAAAAATGAAAAACAGTTTGGAAGATTTGAACAATCATTTGTTTGCGCAGTTGGAGCGTCTGGGTGACGAGGATTTGGCGGGCGAGGATTTGAGCAAAGAGATAGAGCGGGCGAAGGCGATAGGCGGTATGGCCGATAGGATTATCGGTAATGCACAGGTGGTGCTCGAGGCTGAAAAACTGAAGGCCGAATACGGCGGGCGGAGTTTTGATTTGCCGAAGATGTTGGGAGGGAAGAAAGATGGCCAAGGGTAAGCCTATTTCTTACAGCGAGGCGGAATTGTCTTTTATTTCCGCCAATCGGGAGATGCCGAGGCGGGAGCTGACGGCGGCATTTAACGAGCGGTTCGGCCGCTCGGTGATGCAGAACAATATCAGTGCGCTGTGTAAGCGCAAGGGGTGGATGACTGGGCGGACGGGCTTTTTTGCAAAGGGGATGGTGCCGTGGAATGCGTCGGTAGCCGGTACGGGCAGGCTGAAGGCAAACAGCGGCAGTTTTAAAAAAGGGCACTGCCCGAAAAACATCAAGCCGGTAGGTGCAGAGCGGACGGTTAAGGGTGTGGTTTGGGTGAAGGTGGCCGAGCCGAATGTGTGGAGGATGAAGTCTTATTTGGTGTGGGAGGCGGCAGGCAGGAAGTTGGACAAGGGTTTTCTGCTGCTGCATGTGGACGGCGACTTTACGAATAACGCGATTGAAAATCTGATACCTGTCCGCAGGGCGGATTTGGCGAAGTTGAATAAAAGACGGTTTGCCGCCGCGCCGGAGGCGGTGCGGTTGAGTATGGTGGCCGTGTCGAGATTGGATACGGAAACGAAACGGCGAGAAGGCGGTTTGACGGCAAAGAAAGGAATGTAAAGATGGCAATCAATTATTCGATTTGGAACTATGAGGCTGCAGGCGAGGATTGGCGCGTGGCCGATGTGTTGGTCGGTAACGGTGGTCCGGTACTGGTTTGGCCGGACGGGCGAAGGCAGTTTTTTGCTTCGCTCGGCGCGGTGTTGTCATTTGTGCGCTCAGGCTGGTCGTGTGCGTACTTGGTGCGGGAGAAGGAGGCAGAAGAAATGCCGATTGCGCGGGGGATTTGGAGAGCGGGCTTGAGTGAGGCGGATGTCGTATGAAAATGCAATCTATCCTAGACCCCTGCTGCGGCAGCCGCATGATGTGGTTCGACAAGCAAGACCAACGTTGCCTGTTCGGCGACCTGCGCACCGAAAGCCACTACCTGAAAGACCGTGGAAACCTGCGCCACCTCGAAATCCACCCGGATGTGCGGCTAGACTTTACCGCGCTGCCATTTGCCGACAACAGCTTTAACTTGGTGGTTTTCGACCCGCCGCACCTTGTACGGGCAGGGAAAAAATCATGGTTGGCCAAAAAGTACGGCCAGCTCACCCAAGACTGGCGCGACGACATCAGCCAAGGCTTCGCCGAATGTTTCCGCGTGCTCAAACCCGGCGGCGTGCTGATTTTTAAATGGAACGAAGACCAAATCAAAGTGCCGCAGATTTTAGCGCTCACACCGCACCAACCCCTATTCGGACATCCCACCGGCCGCCACGGCAGAACGCATTGGTTCACGTTTATGAAAGAGCCCGTCTGAAAATATTTAAAATCGAAAGGGAAAATTAAACGATGGCAACAGTAAGCATCCTCATCAGCGACCAGCCTGGCGGCCTGTTTATCAAGCTGACCTCCGACGAACCAATGCCGAAAGATGGCGAAGACGGCGGCAGCATCGCCCAAAATGCAGGCCTTATCTGCCTAGCAATCCTTAAACGCGAAATGCGGCAGATAACAGGCAAAGAACCAGTTTTAATTGATATCCAATAACCCGCGCGGCGGAACCAGAGGTAAAAAATGAACGAGATTAAAACCATCCTAACAATGGTGCAGGAGCTGCATAATAATCAGCAGCGCGGCAGGCTGGCCGGGCTCACCGAAGATTCGGCTATCCTGATCGATACCGCCGATATCGCCGAAATGATGAATTACTCTTACAGCTACACTTATAATAAAATTGTCTGCCGCCCTGATTTTCCCGCGCCGGTTGACCCCGAAAAACGCACGCGCAGCAGCGGCAAAAAAAACCGCCGCTGGATAGCCGGCGACGTCGTGAAATACATCAAATCATGCAGACAGCAATAAACAAGCGGCCAATCGGCCGCTTTCCTTATTCCAGCTTATCCGCCAAATCTTCCACCGTGGGTGCGTAGTAGGTATTGAGCAAAATCCGCAAATCACGATGCCCCGAAATCTTAGCAAGCTCCATCGGCGAATATATCTTGGCCAGCCGCGTCAATGCCTCACGCCGCGCATCATGAAAATGCAGGTTTTCCAATAGACTGCGCCGCTTAAGTTTGCGAAACAGCGCATCAAGCGAGCCGCTGGTGATATTAAACACAAAAGAATTTTCGCGCACCGTTTCCATCTGTCGCAAAATCGCCACAGCCTTGCTGCTTAACGGCACATTGCGCGGATGGCCGTTTTTGGTAAGCGGGATATACACATAGCGGCGATCATAAAACACACAATCCCACGTCAGCATCACAATTTCCCCCGCCCGCATCGCCGTTTCCAGCGCGAAATAAAACGCCGCCGCCGCCCGTTGAGTGCGGGCGTTCGGCACACAATCAGGTGTATACCCACCCGCAAACGCCACCGCCGCCGCATCCTCATCCGTTACCCGCTGCGTACGGGCCAGCCCGTCTGCAGGCTTGTCCAGCCGCTGCATAAAGTTTTCAGGCAGCCAACGCCATTGCTTGGACGCCACCGTCAAAACATTAGACAGCAGAACCCATTCCCGCCGCAGCGTGGAGGTGCTCACCACTTTTTTGCGCTCATCCGCCCAATCTTGGAACTGCAACTCCGACAAATGCGGCAGCCTCACCTCCGCCAGCGGCGTGCGCAGCACGCGATTGATGATATTGGTTTCATTGCGCCAGCCGTGCTTATGCACCGATACCTCGTTTTTATACCGCTCCAACACCTCCGAAAACGGCACATTCGGCGCGCCGCCAAAGCGCAGCGTGCGCCACTCATTTTCTATTTTAGCCGCCCACGCCTCCGCTTCCGCCTTGCGCGGGAACGAAGCAGAGCGGTTTAATGCCGGCAGCCCATCCCGAGCTACCCGGCGAACCTGCGCCAGCCACATGCCGTTAGATTTTTTGCGGATAGATGCCAT